CATCGTTACGGTCCTTAATGTTCCACTCGTTGTCCTCTTTGATTTTCATCAAACTATGCTTCGTGCTGTAGATCTGTACGTTATGGTTCTCCGGGGCATTGGGGTCAAGATGAAGCCTCTTCACCATGTTGGGAACCCCATCACCCAACATTCCTCGAAGGCACTTATCGATAAACACTTGGTCAATATGGCTTTTGTCTTCATTGCCAAAGCTATTCACGTTGATATTGTTGGTGAGAGTGTTATTATTGGTATGACTAGTATTATTGGTATTGGTTACGTTTCCAATATGTATATTAATAATTCTATCATTTGTATTTGGTATCATTAACTTACTCAACACATCAGACGTACTCCCACACGATTTCATGTGACGCGAGAGATTGCCATCACTTGAAAAGACGCCATGGCATTTATAACACTCGTAAGGGTGCTGTATCCTTTTACATGAAAGCATGTGACTATTCAGGTTTGTTTTTCGTGTGAAAGTTTTATAGCAAGATTCGCACTTGAATGATAAGGGCTTCTGTAACACATTTTCAGGCCCAGTAAGGATAGGAAATCCTGCTTCAATGATAGGAAATCCTGCTTCAATGATAGGAAATCCTGCTTCTGCCTGCTTGCTACCTGCTTTTGTTACACATGTTACCATATGTCGTCTGCAGCTATACTTGTTTGCAAGCTTCCTCGTGCAGAATAGACATGTGGAACTATTTGCAAAATGCTTTTCAGTCTCATGAATATCTTCACACTTGACACTATTATGATCATCTTTCTCACATAAAGTTTTGCTGCACACTTTTTTGTTAATTTTTAACATGAAACTGTTAATTTATTGTGCTGATACCTTATATGCAGATAAAAATCACTGTTAATTTTGTTAATTCCTTACTGACCAAATTAACAAAATTGTTAAAAAGCAGGATTTCCTATCATCCATTTTAGGGGGGGGGGGAGTGTCCCCTTTTTTTGGCCAGCTTTTGAAAATCAAATAGTTTTCTTGAAATCCCTCTATTTTTCATACCACACCATTTGCGTCACAAGACATGAAAAATTACCACGCTGAGAATTTCGCCAAAAACAGAGATCTTAATAGTTTTCTAGAAGATATTAGTAAAAATAATCAAGGGCTACAAATATATGAAATCTGGTTTGTGTATTGGTTCTTCTTGAGCCATGCCATGCCTTGCAAAAGCGCATCACACACGTCGTCTTTTTTCTTCATACCTGACATAATGCCCCTTAGAACATCATCGTTCCGTATATAGTAGTTAGTATAAACGACACATTCATCTTTATTCTTTTTATAGCTAGGAGCATCTGCAATAGTTGCCGGCAAGAACTCAATGGGAATGTCGTGATCTTGAAGTTTGAGACGGGCATTTACAAGAATTACCTCTTTGATGCCGTGCATTTCTTTGTATCTCTGATATTGAAAGAACGAGAAAATCATCATTTGAATCGATTTCATGGTTCCATTGATACGCGATGGCTGATTCTCGATGAGCACAAAGCTGACCTCTGGACAACCTGTTGTTTTAATGCGCTCCAAAAGGTCCTCGAGGGCCTTGAAGATCCGTTGGCTCAGTACATCCAGCTTCATACTTTTGCACTTTTCCCCATCACACACAAGTGGCAAGATTCGCCAATCCCAAATGACAAGCTTTTCTTGTACCACTTCATCTGTATCTTGTGCCACCCCCCTGCCCTCGCCCCCTGCCGGCCCGCCCACACATCCCACTCCAACACTCGCGCTCGCGGTCTTTTTCTTTTTGATTTTGATAAAAGGCCCACTCATCACACAGACGGCTAAGTTTTTGATCCCGATGTCGAAGCTAATAAGAGCTTTTTGTTGCGTTTCCATACTGCGCTCTGTAACTGTTGTGTGAGTGTAGTATTAAACTGTTTTATATTATTTTTAATAATCAACTTGCGTAAATACTTCCAAAAGACATCGGTCTTATAGTTACGGTTTAGAGTTCCTAATGAGCGGCATTTTGTTGCAAACCACTCATACTGTTTCGCCATTTCCATCATGCTTTCCATGCTCTCACCGCCGTTACTAGCGCCGCCGCCTGTCCCGGCACCCCGATGAGATTGCGGACACATCATTCCCTGATTCACAAGTGACAAAACGAGTTGTTGGACCCCCTGATGATGGAAAGCATCTTTCGGAAAGCCGTCAAACAAGTTTTCAAACACAATGTATCCATAATCAGGGCACAATAACAGCTTATTTTGATGATCCATATAAACGGCATTGTTGTCGATGATCATGGTATGGTTGCTAAGTATTTGATCGCGCTCCTCTTTTGTAAAAATCCGATACTTTTGTTGCAAGGTCCGCATGACGCGTGGCCATATGCTTTTGATTGATTTCTTGTAGTTCCCTGTAGAATCCATGATGCACTCATTTCGCGTAAAAATGGGACGCTCAAACTTGATACCATGCGCTTTCTCCACCCATGCAATTTCTTGGAGAGCCCACGACTTTTCACTTCCAGTGTATATGAAAAACGAGCAGTTCTCATAAAATTCCCGCATGCCGTTTATGAAGTGTGCGAAGCCAGGGCGCACCAAATGCTCGTCTTTGGTAAAAGCCTTTGGTACAAGTGTAGAAGCGGGAACACGATATCCATACTTGCGCATCGTTTTGGTCATGTTGAAACGCTGAGACTGGTAATCCACCTTGCCTACAACTGTTCCATCCCAGTCAAGTATAAAGACGTATGGGAGCATCTACTTTCCGAATAGAAACAAATTCTATAATATTCATATAGATGAGTACGCGAACAATAACTATCACCGAAACTCGACCAGTTGTTCGTTTTAACTTTGATCCAGAGGGCGATGATGAGCCACCGAGCGACGACGAAGGCGGAGAGGACACCCGTGACGCATCTGGCTTGTTGCCTTGCGAAAAGATTATTCACGTGTATGGTGAATTCAGCATTATGAGCAAAGTGAAAGGAACACTAAAAGGATCCGATAAAAGCACCTACTATCTTTATAAATTAAAGAATGTAGATGCCGTTATCGCGATGGTAAAGAAATCAATTGATAAAAACGAGTTCAAAATCTATGAACCCTATTTCTTTTGGAATAAAACACCTTCTGCGGAACCTGTACTCATGATCAACAAGAAGCAAAACATACAAAACGGCAAGCAAGTGATCTTTGTACGATGTGCCAACAACTCATTGCACATGCTTCCATCAGTAAAACTCTTGAAACCTCAAAATATTGTTGCATTGAATCGGTTTGCATCCGAGTTTTCCCATGAGTACTATGAAAAGGCAAAAAAGATGAAAGCTTCCAAGTCAGGCCGCAAAGGCGTATCATGGTTGGATTCGCGTGTCATGAAATATGCCATGACGGAACACGAAGCTATGAACAAGGCCGTAACTGCAAGCACAAGCACGACTAAAACGACAAAAGCGAGTGTTGCCGCAACTGTACCGCCGCCCAAAGGTGATACACGCGATGCCAATGCAATGTTAAGACACTTGAATTTCTCTCGAGAGAAGAGAGACGCCAAAAATAAGGTTGCCATCCTTGATGCATGCCATGTGCCCACATCAACATGTCGTTCTACTTTAAAAGAAGCGTGCAATGATAGCAACATGAGATATCCTGAAGTGATCAACGCAATACATAACTATGGAAAGCGTGTCACAAACACAAATAATCCCAATGTTACATGGGAAGAGGTGTGTTTCACAAACAACAATAGCTTTGGGAAAGGGAAGGGGAGAAAATTGGGAAGAAGGTCAGCAACAGGAAGTGCAAACGCAAATTAATATTTTTGAACGGTGAAGTTCCAATTGTTCATATCAAGAACATAAGATGCATTGACAGTGTATTTGAGTCTTTGATGCAGATCACTCTGCAAACGCTTGCACTCTATGGCATCCATTAGATGGTAAAACCGTAGATAAACTTGGTCGTTCATGGTCCATGGCACAAGGTAGTCTCCGTGATTACGCTGCTTACGCCACTTTTTCGTCTCTTTTCTTTCTTCTATGCCTTCGAGTGCCCAAAAGGTAAAGAACACGCTCCCACCCGGCCTCACGATTCGTAAGAGTTCTACAATTGCATCAAACCGTTCATCATAGCTTGGTAAATGATGAATTACTGCAATACAAATGGCGGCGTCTAAAAAATCCGATATGATTGGAATATTTCTGACGTCCGCCTGATACACTTCCACGTGCGTATATTGTTTTTCATACACTCGATCCCATGAAATATCAACTTGTTTTTCGCTTGCGTCACATGCCATGATCTCAATGTCCGTTCGCACATCAAAGTATTTACCATTCCCGCAACCAATATCCCCCAAGCGACTTCGCGCTGACAAAGACCGAATAAATTTGCTTACAGAGTCCCATTTGCTAAACCGCGTTTTGTTAAAACTGGCTGCAATCGTATCGTATAATTTGACAATATCCATAAAAATAACTTACAAGCTTCACTTACATCTGAACATAGTATGCGCGTCACTTTTTAAGCACTGCACATCACACACCCCTCCTCCTTGCGACACACGAGCACGGGCTCTTCTTCCTGCTGCACCGTTCGCGCATCTTTTTTAATCAGGCTTGGGTCAAGAGTAAAAGACATTGTTTTGGCCTTGGGGCGGGTGCGAAGGTAATAGAGACCCGTCTTGAGGCCCTTGCTCCATCCATAGAAGTGCATATTGGTGAGCTTCTTCATGTCAGCATCCTCAAGGTAGAGATTGAGCGATTGCGTGTGGCAAACGAACGGCCCACGATCCGCGGATTGATCGATGGCAGACTTTTGCTTGATTTCCCACACGGTCTTATATAGCGCTCGAATCTCCTCTGGAATTTCAACGACGTCTTGGATGCTTCCATTGGATGCTAGGATGCGGTTCTTGAGGTCAATGTTCCAGATACCAAGATCGATGAGGTCTTTGATGAGGTACTTATTGATAATAGTAAATTCACCGGCAAGTGTGCGACGCTGGTAGATGTTGGACGTAATGGCTTCAAACGATTCTGTCATGCCCATGATTTGGCTCGTGCTTGCCGTAGGCATGAGTGCCACGAGCACCGAATGACGAATGCCGTGTTTCATGATGTTGCTCTTGAGTCCGCTCCAATCGTACATCGTCGGTGTAACGCCCCACATATCGAATTGGAGAATGCCTTTGGCAGCCGGAGAAGTTGCAAATGTCGCATACGCTCCCTTGTAAGTGTCCAGGGCGCGTTCTTCATCTGTGAGAACAAGGTCGAGTTCAAGTTGGCGCACCTCCTTTTCAACCTCGTCGCGAATGACTCCGGTTTGTAGTCTGAGGTCATCGAGGCGTGCAATCTTTTCAGCTCGCTCGCGGGAGATGTTCATAGACGACATGAGGCATGCATGGTAAATAGTTTCCGAAATCTTGCGGTTGAGATCCGCTGCCTCAGCGCTCTCGTAGGGAAATCGCATGAGAACATAGGTGTCCGCAAGGCCTTGGATGCCCACGCCGATGGGCCGATGACGCATATTGGAATTTAGGGTCTCCGGGATCGGGTAAAAGTTTCGCGTGATGACCTTTTCCATGCTTCGGATGATGGTTTGTGTGATGGAATGCAGCTTCTCAAAGTTGAAAGACGGCTTTTTAGTTTCGGCGTCAAACTCCACGAACGATCCGAGAACAATACTGGCCAAGTTGCACACTCCATACTCTTTCGGGTCGCTGTATAGAAGAATTTCCGAACACAAGTTTGAGCTCTTGATCACACCAAGATTGCTTTGGTTTGACCGCTGGCATTTGTCCTTGTACAATAGGTACGGCCCACCTGTTTCGATTTGACTTTTGATGATCTCAAACCAAAGGTCTTGAGCCTTGATTTGTTTTTTGAAGCGCCCTTCAGTCTCGTATTTGGTGTAGAGTTCCACGAAATCGGCACCGTGGCATTCCGAAAGCCCGGGCGCTTCATCGGGACAGAAGAGCGACCACGTCTCATTCTTTTGAACACGTTCCATGAAGAGGTCCGGAATCCAAAGTGCAAGGAAAAGATCGCGGCACCGCTCCTCCTCCGATCCCGTGTTGCGTCGCAGCGCCACGAAGTCAAACACGTCCGAATGCCATGGCTCCAGATACACGGCCGCGCTTCCATTGCGCTTTCCCGATTGATTCACGTGGCGAGTTGCCTCGTTGAGAACACGGCAAAACGGAATGAGGCCAGTGGAGCGACCATTGGTGCCACGGATGTATGAGCCACGAGAGCGAATGTTATGCACGTGTAGCCCAATGCCGCCGGCATACTTGGAAATGAGACACATGTCTTTCACTGTGTCGTACATTCCCTCGATGCTATCTTGGTCGTCCTTGATGGACATGAGGAAACACGACGACATTTGTGGGCGCGGAGTGCCCGCATTGAAGAGAGTGGGTGTGGCGTGCGTGTAGAATCGCTTGCTCATCAGCTCATAGCTTTCAATGGCGTCTTTCACATCCCAACCATGGATGCCAAGGGCGACGCGCATCCACATGTGCTGAGGGCGCTCAATTGCCTTTCCATTAATTTTAAGAAGATACGAGCGCTCGAGCGTTTTGAATCCGAAATAATCGAGGAGGTAGTCGCGCTCATAATCGATAATCGAGTTGAGTTTTTCTTTATGTACTTGAACAATGTCGTATAATTCGCTGCTCACGAGCGGATTTTGTTTTTTGTTGTCATCATACATCCAGAAAAGTTGCGAAATAGTTTCGCTGAAAGACGGCGATGTAGTCTTGTGGTGGTTGCTGATGCTGATGCGCGCAGCAAGAATCCCATAGTCGGGATGCTCCGTGGATTTCGAGCTGCACAGCTGTGCCGTGAGTTCATCGATCTCACATGTTTTCACGCCATCATAAATACGCCCACAAACAAACTGGGCGATGTTGTCAGCATCCACCCCCCCAAGATCCCCACAGAAATGACGGATACGACGTTGGATTTTATCAAAAGACACTTGCTCATAGGCTCCATCGCGCTTTAGTACCCGCATCTTTGCTTATCTATACCTTGGAAATTTTTAAGTGGAAGATATTCACATTTTGCAAAGTGTGATTTATAAAAATTAAGATTGGGCCCATTTCCCATTTACGGGCACACATTAGTCCATGGCATATGTGCGCATCTCGAGCTCAAATCGCAACGCAGAGTATTTGGCTTCTTGGGAAAATCCTTTTTGTCTTTCATGGCCAAGTAGGCCGGATATATACGGTTGCAGTCCATAACTTCAATATCTAATTTTCCAGTGTTAAACGAATCTAAAACGGGAATTACTTTGCTGCCATCGGGGCTCGTATTCACGGCGGCGGTCGTATTGCCATACACCTTGGTTTGTGGAATGCAAGAGTATTTTACAAACGGTCTATCCGATTCGGGAAATTTGTCGATTACCTTTTTGGGAGTCTCAGTTAATTCCCAATAGTCGGGACATAGTATGAGGTTTCCCAAATCATCCTTTTTGGGCAGAGGTTTGTACATGACAATCTGCAGAATTAAAAAGACGATGAGCAGAATAGCCCCGATCACAAAGGTGATTGAAAATGGGAACAGTTTGTCGCCAAGAAGATCGCGTACTTTGGGCACAAAGAACATGCCTACGAGAATGCCAATGGCTATGACACCATAGACAACACTAATGGCGATCGTTCCTTTGAACATGCGTGCCTTATTATCCTGAAATGCCTTATCTTCCTCAATCGGATCACTCATCTTGAAATAGGTAAAGAAAAAGATCAGAAAAAATAACAAATCAAAAGAACGGTTTCATTTCAAGTGTTTTCGAGCCCTTGGTTGTTTCAAGCGGGCCGCGTTCCATGGGCATGGGCAAAGTGCTCACATCTTTCTTATAGACCTCGTATTGTCTTAGATTGCTCAAGACTTCAGGGACAACCCACTCCAAGACTTTGGTGTTCAAGGTGCGGACTTGTGAGAGGAAATCGCAGGGCAGATGTTTTGCATTTTGCAGATAGACGGAACGCATAATTACGCGCAAGTCTTGTTCGCTTTGGCGGCCGATGACGTGTTGTCCATTGGTCTCCTTGTATATTTTGTAGCGAATGCCTTCTTGAAGGGCATCAATATTTTTGGTTGAAAAATAGAGGTCCCCTAGCGGATTGGAAGTAAAGTGCCCCTTGAGCGCCTCTTGTTGTGTGAAAGCGATTTGTGCATTCGGAGTAAATGATGGACTTACATCCATGGTTCTCGGACCCGAAAGATCGACACGACCGTTCATACCATATTGCTTGGCTTCATGTGGATTTAATGACACATAGTTGAAGTCTCGCATCTTCTGCTCAGAGCATATATTTTATTTTCGTAATGTAGATCATGGATCGTGACTTTCACCAATTTGTATTGCAGTACTTGTCACACAACGAAGTGTCTTTCAAGACACGAGAGATCGGAGAACATGTCGCTAAAGCCCTTGAGGAACACATTGAAGCCCTAATTTACAACATTGTGAGTTTGGCGACCACACTCGCAATTGTGTATGATTCCAAAAAGGTGGAACCTAAGCATGTCGTTGCGATTGATCAAAAATACAAATCGGTATGTGGAGGATCAACTGGTCAAAATGGAGGCAGCTTCCCCGCTCAATACTTCAATCCCGCGGCAGCAAGTACTATGGCCGCAGGAAATTTCGGCGGCCTTAACTCGCAAACCATTGATTTCGCCAACAACATCGCGCGTGCAGGAATTAGCGTGTCCGATAATACATTTATTGGAGGTGGCGCAACCCTCGCCTCATTTCGCAACGCAACATCGAGCAAAGTAAAGAAATTTGTTCGCGCCGTTCTCAAGTTGCATAACATGAGTGTGAGCAAGCATGCCCTTCATGACCTGCTCATGGTTATTTTCCATCACATGGAATGCCTTGCGAAAGATATTCAAAAGAAACCGTTCATCAATGTTCCCATTTTGCAATCCATTCTAAAAATGAAACGCCACGCAATATTTCACTAAACTAGCCCAAAAATTGAAGACGCAAGCTGTAAATTATTTTATAACATCACAGCCATAAACCGCCCCACCATAAACCGCAACAGCAATCATGGCAGTAATTACCGTTGATGGCAATATTGGATCGGGAAAGAGCTCGGTGCTCGCATATCTCCAGAACACATATGGAATTTCGATTGATCTCGAGCCCGTAAAGAAGTGGCAGCCGTACCTTGAAGACATGTATTACAAGAACAGCGGTGCCTTTGAATTTCAAGTGCGGGTCTGGTTGGACCGCTGTTGGGTGCAAGATAAATCCAATCGTGGCATACTGCTTATGGAGCGCTCACCCTACTTCCAGTCAATGGTATTCGTGCCCGCAAATTTGGAAAATGGAAGGATAACGGAATCTCAAAACACAATGATTCGCGAAATGTATAACTTGTCGATGCGGATGTGGTCTCCAAATATGTACATTTATCTGCGTTCGAACCCAAAGAACTGTGTTGAGCGCATTGAACATCGCGCACGCAATTCCGAAGAGGCCATTAGTCCTAGTTACATCAATCGCCTTCATGAGCTTCATGAGCATGCATACATGATGGCATTGCAAGCAAACTGCACAATCGCATGCATTGATGTTGAGAATAAGACAATTGCAGAGATTGGAGATGAAGTTCATAGGTATCTTCAGGCTATTACTATGTAACGTAGCAATTTCCTCACTTTTTTTAATTTTGTGCTTCATTATTAGATTAGTATAATCATTATGGCACCTAAACCGCGAGTCCGGAAATCCAAAACTGAAAAAGTCAGCATGGATGCAGGAGCATCAAAACGAGATCGCGAAGATGCAGATGGTGATAACAATATGAATTCTCCTCCGCCGCCAACCATGCGTAAGAAAGTCAAGGCAGTTCGCATTCAAGTAGATCCAACGCGCCAACAACCCCCTCGCGCCGCCCGCACTCGTACCAATGATGACGAAATGCAAAACTCACAATCTCCTCCGAAAAGCAAAGCACGCACCGTTCGCACCGTTCGCACTGCTCGCCCCGCCGCACGCGCCGCTCAAGTCTTTCCGGATGCGCCTCTTTCTGCAGCCAAGATCGATGCTCTGCTACAAGAATTAAATCCACAAGGTCCATTTAATTTCATTGAAAGCACCTCTCACCTTACAAAGGCCAAAGCCGATGACCTAAGTCGTAGTATGGCATCAATGAGCATCAAGCCCGTATTCAATAAAGCAGCATTCCCCAAGCTTGTTCGTAATCCCAAGGCCGTAGAAAAACTACGTAAATTACGCAACTACATGTATGAGCATGTTGAACTTCCGCTGCGACAAATCATTGTCATCGTGCCCAGAATTGACGCAGTGCGCGAAGTGCTTGACAAGCCCACAAAATATCTTTCAAACAAGGAGGCCAATGAATATCTGCAAGAGAATGCAGCGGAACTCTTGCGCGGATTCAAAAGAGTTGGTGTCGATAGAGCCTTTATTAAAGAAATAATGCAGATTGACGATAGTAAATACGATCAGCTTTTGTCAATTTACAAAAAAATAAAGGCCAAAGTCGATCAAATATACGAAGCCGAAATGGAGCCTTTATTTGCAAAACTCACAAACCTTGAGCATCAACGACAAAATTATGTGGAGCTCGACAACCTTACCCGCATGAAAGTTGATAACTTGGAAAAACAAGAGAAAAACGTGGATCGCGTTATAAATACACTAGATGGGCGCACAAAGAACGTCGATCAAAATGCTATCAGTGAGCAACTTGAAAAAGCTAGAAAGGAGAAAGCCCTCATTGAGGCAAAAATGCGCGAACATGGTGATTTTGTTGAGGTGTATGAGTATGAGCTTGAGTACTTTGAAAAACGCAAGGAGGATTTGAGCGATCTCCTAAAGGAAATTGCGGCGGACAAACAAAAATTCCGTGCTTATATTCTTGAGAAATTTGAACCGTCCGTACAATCCATTCCCATGTCAATGACTCTTGCTTCATCGTCTCGTTCTCACCGATCCACAGCTGCATCAAGCGGCATTTACCAAGTGTTGGAGACTGCATCGTATGTGTTGGGCGACCTCAAAGACAAATTCAGAAAAATAAGCACGAATGCAGTGGCCCAAAAACAATCCAAAACGGCCACGGCCCAGCAAGACGACTTGATGTCACTGTTTGATGGACTCCGCATGTAAATGCAGATACAACAACAGCAAGGAGCTACTATTATTTTTTCAATATTGCTCTAAAAATAACACCCATTCCAAAAATTGACCTAAACATTCTTTTCTAGGATAGTAACAGAACGGCACGGCGCAGCACAAGAATGGCACCACATGATAAGGATATCGATGCAAAGTACAAAAAACTTGAGCAGCGAGATCACATTTATCAGCTACCGGATACTTACATCGGTTCCATCGAAAGTACATTGATTGACACATATGTGTTCGATGATGCATCCGGGTCGATGAAAAAGAAAGAGATCACATATGTCCCTGGTCTCTATAAAATATATGATGAAGTACTTGTGAATGCCATCGATCAAGTTGCCCGTCTCAAAGCCGATGTTGATGCCGGCAAGAAAGATGTCAAGTCAGTGAAGGTTATTAAAATCACAGTGAATCAAGATACGGGCGAGATCACGGTGCTAAACGACGGAGATGGTATTGATGTTGAGAAGCATTCGAGTTACGGCGACGTATGGGTTCCCGAGCTCATCTTTGGTCACCTTCTTACAAGTACAAACTACGATCCGAGCGAAGAGAAGTTGTGGGGCGGCAAGAACGGCTTTGGTGCCAAGCTCGCCAACATCTTTTCCAATGAGTTTCGCCTTGAAACCGTCGATCATCGTCGTCAGCGCATCTATAAACAGACATGGAAGGATAACATGAAAGTCAAATCGACACCCACCATCAAGGCCAACACCAAAGCGCCATACACTGAAATTTCTTTCAAGCCCGACTTCAATCGCTTTGGACTTGCTGGTATTACGGATGACATGTTCCAACTTTTCCGAAAACGTGCCTATGATGCATGCGCCACAACTGATGCATCCGTGAGCATTTACTTCAACGGCGAAAAGCTGGTTGCGAAAGACTTTGAAAAGTACGGCGATCTCTATATTGGACCCAAAGATACACGGGCGCGTGCATACGAGGCCTGCAATGATCGATGGGAGGTGATTGCAACCTACTCTGAGAACGGCCAATTTGAACAAGTGTCCTTCGTGAATGGCATCAATACATTGCGCGGCGGGAAACACGTCGAGCATTTGACCAACCAGATCACCAAGCGCCTTTCTGAAATGGCGGCAAAGAAGAAGAAAGACGTAAAGCAACAACACATAAAAGACAACCTCTTTCTCTTGGTAAAATGCAGCATCGTCAATCCCGCATTTGACAGTCAAACCAAAGAGACTCTCACGACCCAAGCCTCCAAATTCGGCTCCAAGTGCGATTTGAGTGACAAGTTCTTTGACAAGCTCTATAAAACAGGCATTCTTGAAAAAGCCATTAGCCTGACCGAGTTTCATGATGCAAAGAAGATGGCAAAGACGGACGGAAAGAAGACGTCGCGTGTGCTGGTGCCCAAACTCGATGACGCAAACCACGCCGGTACGCGTTATAGCAAGGAATGCACGCTTATTTTGACAGAAGGAGACTCGGCCAAGTCCATGGCGATTGCGGGGCTCAGTGTTGTCGGACGCGATAAGTATGGTGTCTTCCCTCTCAAAGGCAAAATCATGAATGTCAAGGATGCAGACATGAAGAAGATCCTTGAAAACGAAGAGATCACGAACCTCAAGAAGATCATTGGTCTTGAACAAGGCAAAAATTATGAGAACATTGATTCTCTGCGATATGGGAAAATCATGTTGCTCACGGATGCGGATGAGGATGGATCGCACATAAAGGGCCTCATGTTCAATGTGTTTCAGTCGCTATGGCCGTCGCTGTACAAAAAGGATGGCTTCTTGACCTCCATGCTCACGCCGGTGATCAAGGCAACCCATTCCCAACAACCAACTATTTCGTTCTACAATCTTGCCGAGTTCGAGAAATGGTTCAAGCAACAAGAGACGGCCGCCGCGACCTCAAGCGCCGCTGCTTCAACATCTGCGGCCGCCGCAACCGCAACCACGAATGGCCTGCGCGGTTGGTCTTTCAAGTACTATAAGGGACTTGGTACCTCTACTGCCGAAGAGGCCAAAGAGTATTTCCGCCAATTGAAGGCGGTGAATTACAAGTACAACGGCAAGGTATCGGATGAGTTCATGGATATGGCATTCAACAAGAAACGCTCGGACGATCGCAAGGACTGGCTGATGAAGTATGACCGCGAGCGCATTCTGGATTTCAAGGATCCGATTGTCCCTTACGAGGACTTCATAGACAAGGACCTCATTCACTTTAGCAATTCGGACCTCGAGCGCTCCATTCCACACATGTGCGATGGTCTTAAGCCATCCACTCGCAAGATCCTCTTTGGGTGCTTTAAGAAGAAACTCTACACGAAAGAGATTCGTGTGGCACAACTTTCAGGCTATATTTCGGAAGTGGCAGCATACCACCATGGTGAAAAGTCTCTACAAGATGCCATTATCAAGATGGCACACACCTTTGTAGGAACAAACAACGTCAATTTACTCCAGCCCAATGGCCAGTTTGGTACGCGCATCCAAGGTGGTTCAGATGCTGCTTCGTCGCGTTACATCCATACACTTCTTTCGCCACTTGCACGCACCATTTTCCGCGAAGAAGATGCAACCGTGCTCAAGTATCACGACGATGATGGCATGCAAGTTGAACCCGAATACTACATCCCAATCGTTCCAATGGTACTTATCAACGGCGGTCTGGGCATTGGAACAGGATTTTCTACCAACATACCGTGCCACAATCCCACGGACGTCTATAATCTATGCATCAAGATCATTGACGCTCTTGACAAAGACGGCACTTTCATTGATACCAAACAAGAACTGCAAAATGCGAATGCACTCATTGAGAAGGCACACCTGGCCGAGATCAAACCATGGTATCTTGGGTTCCAAGGTGATATCATAGCTCACAAGGAGGCATCCTTCTCAAGCACAGGAAAGTGGCGTTGGATGGACGACAATACCGTTGAAGTGCTTGAACTTCCGGTTGGAACATGGACGGAGGATTACAAGGATTTCTTGAGCAAGATGATTTCAGATGGCAGCGTCATCTTGAAGGACTTTGAAAGTCATTACACGGACAAGAAGGTTAAGTTCGTTCTCAAATTCTATCCCGGAAAACGCGCAGAAGTTGCGCCTAACTTTGAGACGATGTTCCACCTTGTGTCAAGCAAGAATCTGAGCATCAACAACATTCATCTCTACAATGAGAAGGCGGCCATTCAGCGTTTCAAGACAGCGCGAGACATTGTGCGCCAGTGGGCGAAGATCCGCCTGCTCAAATACCTCGAGCGCAAACACTTTATGCTAAAGACGATGGATGCCGATCATCGCATTCTGGCCGCCAAGGTACGCTTCATTCTCGACGTCATTTCCAACAAAGTGCAAGTCATGAACAAGAAGATGAAGGACGTGGAGGATCAACTCGTGGCAATGAAGTACCCGAAGCTGTTCGTCCAGGACTCAGCAACCACGGTGATTCAAAGCGACACTGACGAGCAGAAGAAGCCTAAGCCTATGGATGACGCCCACAACGCCAAAGTGGATTATGCGTACCTTACGCGCATGCCTATTCACCATTTGACATTCGAGAAGAAGCAAGCACTTGAAAAGGAGGCACAAAAGCTTGCAGATGCAATCAAGGTGCTCAAGGCGACACATATTCAGCACATTTGGAGAGATGAGCTCGGTCAGTTTATGAGTGCATGGGAAGCCCACCGTGCCAACATTGAGAAAGACACCGTCCTCCATGTGAAAATGACCGATGTCCCAAGCTCATCATCGTCACCCAAGTCCGCCAAACCCGCCAAGTCCGACAAGCCCACCAAACCCACCAAAGCAAAGGCAGCACCGAAAGCCCCCAAGGCCACCAAGGCAAAGGCTGCGCCCAAACCAAAAGGCAAATAAAGAAGAGTGACTTTATTTTTATAACATAAATGACCAAAGTATTGATGTTAGATTATGATGGAGTTATATTTACCAACAAAAACATGCTTTCTAGAGTCTCCTTGCGTGCTGCAAGCTATGTCCGAAAGAAGATAAATAACACTTGGACGCCATCGCAAGCGGTCCGCATGAATGAGCTCCTTTACAAAAATTATGGACACACATGGACAGGCTTGAACCAACTTTATTATAATAGCAATAAACATCACCAGTCACTCCATGACTTTAACCGGTATGTTTATGACTCTTCTCTCATAAAGCAAGCTAGAGTCTCTTCAAATGCGCCACTCCAAACCCTCCAATTTCATGAAATCCAAAACAGATGTAAAGAACTAAAAATCCCTCTCTACATCTTGACTAATTCTCCTAGATCATGGGTTCTCGCTCTGAATTATGCAATGGAAATTGAAATTCCACCGTCACACATAATTTCATGTGATCATGAGGTACTCGGTAATCGCATTTTAAAACCCGATATGTCATTTTATGGCCTCGCGACAATGCACATCAAATCACAAGAAAGGATATGGAATAATGATGTTCAATTCATCATGGTGGATGACTCATTTTGTAATTTGGTACCCCTTATGAACAAAAAGGAATTCTGGCCCATATTGTATTCAACAGATCCAAATGTTGATATGGCCAAAACAATGCTTGGACATGCATCACAACTACCAGACATAATAGAAATAGTTGAAAATTGGACATAAAGCAATTAAATTATACAAAGCACAATGCAACAACACACTTCCCCACTAGATCAAAGTATTTTCAATAACCAAAGTACAACAACGATTATTCTAGTCCTTGTTTATCGAAAGCTACTGAGCGAACTTTATCACATTGATCCGTTTGCCGCAAATTATCGTAGAATTGTGACGATTGTCAATGCAGTTTTCTCAGACAACATTGAGATGATTCAAACGGAAATAAGCAATATTGAATCGCTTTATAAAGAACCTTTCCTTACGCACCCACTCGGCTACTTTCAGATATTGCGTGTGTCCGTGAAGGACTATGAAGTTGAATTTCGTCAAATAGTTTCGATTTTGCTAAATTTCCCTCACGCCAATGACTTGAACTTGTTGAATGTGATTGATGCATGGCTTGTGACTTGCGACCTTGAATGCTATCGAGATGCCGTTCGACTCGTGTATGCATGACCGCTTACCACGTACCGCTTAACGCTTAACCGTATTAAAGCATGCACGTGCCTATATTGAAATGCCCTTGTATGTTCGAAGATTACCCGGAGAGAAAAGCGCACTTATGGATACCAAGGCCTATCCCGCACACGTTAAATTTTACAATCCAAGTGCATCAGAAAACTACATTTACATTCGTGTCACAGAGCACACCAAAAACTCGATGAAAAATAAAATGGTCATGCACAATGATACAACAAAACAAACATATGTAGTCGAAACGCCATGGGACAAGCTTGCACCGACCATGAATCTTTTTCAAGGCATTGAAGACCTGCGGTTATGCATGTTCAAGGACCGCCTATGGTTCACAGCGGCCACAACGCATGCCTCGGATTTGATGAGCAACGAACTTTTGCTAGGGTATTTCAATGCTGCTGTAACAGAAATTGAATACCTAACCGTCCTTGACATTGGCGTTCTTCCCGTGAAGAACGTATGCCCTTTTGTGCATGACTCGTGCCTTCTCCTCTTCGACATGTTTCAACAAAAAATATACAAAGTAGAAACCGACCTGGATGCCTTGGACGAAGAAGAAAAGTACGTCGCAGTTACCATCAAGACACTTGAATTCGCGAATAAGATTCCACTAGAAAAATACAGAGGCTCCACGAGTCCGGTGCATCTCCATGGAAACACATGGGGGTGTGTGGTACATGACATCATCTTTAATGACACGCCATCGATCATGATGCGTTGCAGTTACCTGCATCACTGGGTTGAGTTCGACATGGATCGTGGAATGATCACATTCATCTCTCGCCCTTTCTTCGTGGCCCATTGGGGAATTGAGTACATTTCTGGTATTCAATATAAAAATGGAAAGGTGCTATTGTACATAGGCATCGACGACAAACAACCCCTACTTTGCACGACGACTCTTGCGCACCTTCGCGTCGGCAAATGATTTTTTATTACTTATTATTTCTTTTTGTTTTTTTGTTTTGCTTGATGTAGATTTTTTGGATTTCCCACCATATGCCGCATCATCATCAATATCCATTTTTTTTAATTGTTGTTGAAGTTCGAATTCGTTGGTCATCTCATTATTATAGTCTATTATTTCATTCTTAAGGTCTTGAAATTCTTGCACCTGTGCTTGGTCCTTGTATGTAATTTTGTTAATGTCCAAATCATTTAACTGCACAGCGATTTGATTCATAGCCCTTATCTTGCTATAATCATCGCCAACCGCACCAACGGTCTTAAGAGACTTCGACCATAAGTAATTGACCAATTCAATTGGGTCTGTAGGTAGAAGGGGTGGGTCTTGTTTTTTCCCAAAAAAACCAAAACCACCTCCTGCTGGGGGCTGTCTTGGACGTGGTAGTCCTTCTGTAGGTGGCGTTGGTTTTAAACTTTTGATTTTTTCAGATAATTTGTTAAAAAGTTCCCCCACTTTTGAAGGAGGTTTCTGTGGGCCGGCTTGTGGGTTACTATGCGATGCATTTGCTTCAAGATTACCAACGGATTGATCTCCCATTCTTGTGTCTATGGGGGCGGGTGGTGCCTCTTCTTTTGCTTTAGAGAACCACGATTTGGGAGAGGAGATTTTGGACGCTAAACCAGACAAACTTTTACCGATTGATGCTTTCATATTGTTAGCAGTTTTATTGGAAGTAAGGGGATCAGCTAATCCTGTTTCTATTGGTAGTATGTATAGAGGTATTTTTATTGTTTTATCAATGTTGTATTCCTTGTACTGCATAGTGACATGCATAATAGGTATTTCTAGCTGAGCGCTCTTTGTTATGCTATCAATTGATTGTAGTGTAAGGTTAACCAGAGGTGTCGATGTAATTGTTGTTAGTCCTAGTTTTTCCATATCAATTGTTTGGTCTATCACTTCAGTAGATGTTAGAAACATAAAACGATGGTTTTCATTAAATAGTAAAATGATTTCGGTTTCTGCAATTGACACCAAAGGAAATGCTCTTAGGGTCATGTTGTTCCCAAAAATCAGGTTTCTGATGTTCGGGGTATTAACATTCTCAACGTTTGATGTTTCTTTTAGTAACTTTTTAACGATGCAACTATAATCATTTAAAACACGCCCACCTCCGCATTTGTTTTTGAATTCAATGCCTCCTTGCACTGAACCATATTTAATAGCTTGAGTGCTAAATGTATCTTGATCTCCTTGTTTTCCTAAGTTTCCTTTTACCATGTTGTAGTCTCCAATATCTTGACTATTGACTATTATCACTTCATCACCTGTATCATCAACAAGTATGTACTTCTGGTCTTTTATTTTTATTGCATGATATTCTTTCTCGGCGGCTACAACAGCCCCGGGAGGTATGACATCTGCCGCGTTTTTTTCCGACATACTCTACTTATTACATAACTAATTTTTTATTGTGTTCATGGTCAAAATAATCATGGACAAATCCGTGAAACGCAATAGGTTTCTCAAAGAACTCGGCTTCAATGGAGAAGTGCTTCCGCTCCTCAGCAGGAACCACAAATTTCCCTAAAATTTCACATGCATGAGTGAAGAAGACGTCCTCTGCGAGCGGCAATTGAAGTGCATCAAAGCCTTGCATGCGCCGATAGTCATTGACATCATTTTCTGACACGTCCCGTATGCAATCAAGCATGCACTGCTTTGATCGCAAAGAGAACCCGCCTTGAATACCGCCATACATGGGGGCCATATCGCGCCTTTTAAAGTAGTTGGCCCCTGCAAAGTCGTACCCCACAAACCGTCCTATGCCATTTCGAAGCATGATGCAATCGGTTTGAAAGATCAAGATGTTGGGCTCAGCAATGGAGTCCCAAAACTCACGGTTCATTAATAGCGCACTGTACTCATGCACCGCAAGGTTTTCCACTTCCAATTCGCTCACTTTGGCACCACACAATTTGAGCACTTCATCGCAAACCCATGCTTTTTTACCCCTTCCCGTAAAGATCTGTAAGTTCCACGAATCCCCCAAAAAGAACATGACATTGTGGATCACTGCGGCCAGCAGTTCGTGCTCTCGAGGTTCAACAATGACCGCCACTTTGGTGTTCAGAGGATTGTATTGAAAGTTAAAACCGCGTCCGCTCAAGTCACTTAATTGTGATTTCAAAACGTCCGTGAAGAACTCTTTTGACGTCGGCACAGCATGCATTCTAGCCTTTTTACATGGATGTGCTTAAGCCATATGTACGTAATAATATGTAAGCGTAAAGCAAGTGATGAAGTTTTGCAAGCAACTTGAAGAAGTTGTCTCTCAGTTTTCGAGAGACGACTTCAAGTCTGCAAGCATTCCGTACAAGTCATGGAAAAAACAATTGAAAAGAAGCACCCCACCAAATCAAGACTGTGTTGTTCGTCTCATAGATCGGCATTACAAAACAGTGGATCAAGTAAGCAAAAAGCACATGGTGCATTATGATGTACGTCCAACATTCACAACATGTCTTTGTAAAAAAAACAGAACGATGGATGAGTTTGATCAACCACATCACCTTGAAGAGCTCCTAACATTCCTTGAAATCAACTTGCAAGCGCTGTACAAACTTTGTAAGAAACTTGAGAAGAATGGGTATTCGGGCCTCATGCATCACTATCAGACTTTAAAGTCCAAGCAGACCTTGTCCATTTCCAAGCTGAAACTGCAAATCAATCCGCTTTATGTGAGCGAGTGCCCCATATGTTTCAATGACCTTGAACCATCGGATACGCGAATGATACTGAAATGCGGCCACATATATTGTTTTGATTGCATTAGAAAGATGTTACAACTTGATGAGATTAATGCCACCCTTGTTAATAAGCTTGCGATTGCCTCTCATGGATGGCGTTGTCCCATTTGTCGCACGCCTGATCCGGTACCGTCGAAAACCGAAAGCGCCTTCTTTCCCGCTGTACCAAGGCTGCCGTGATTTAAAAATATCACCATGGTATATATAACTTTTTTCAAACTGGCACCATCACTTGTGGATCCGTGTATCCCAAGCGTCTCAATGCCCACATCCCAGTTCTTTGTGCCGCCACCGTCAATTTATATTGACAACCTTCATCTTGACTTGCTCGCCTCTTTTAATGTCCAAGTTCTCAATCACAAAAATGACATCGTCAAATACATTGAAGGCATCACAGAGGAAAACAAAGACCTTGAGAACAACATCTATGTGTATGATCTTGGCACACTGCATCGCACATACCAGCAATGGGAAAGCCTTTTCCCGGGTGTTGCGCCCTATTATGCGGTCAAGTGCAACCCCGATATGGGCATATTGAAAATGTTGGCCTACCTTGGCTCGGGATTCGATTGTGCCTCCCCCGCTGAAATCGATCGTGTCCTTGCAATTGGCGTGGATCCGTCGCGTATTATCTACGCCAATCCATGCAAACGCGAAGCTGACATTCGCTACGCGGATTCAAGGGGCATCATCTATACCACCTTTGATACATTGCAAGAACTCAACAAAATTGCACGGTGCGCTCCGTCGATGAAGTGCATACTGCGCCTTTTTGCGACCGATCCGAACGCACGTTGCCAATTGAGCAACAAGTTTGGCGCCCCGCGACACATGTGGGTGCCGCTCATGGAAAGGGCAATGCAGCTTGGATTGCCGATTGTGGGCATCAGCTTCCATGTAGGGTCGGGTGCATGCACACCATCGGCCTTCTCAAACGCCATTGAACAGTGCCGCGAGCTACACGATCTTCTCGTACAAAACGGCTTCACTCCCCAAATCATTGACATCGGAGGTGGGTTCATGAAGGACGCGCTCGGAAGCATTCCGACATTCATCAATGACACCATTGCGTCGGTATTTCCATCTAACGCAACCGCAACCGCAAACGCAAACGCAAACGCAGACACGCCGAAACTTCACATCATCGCAGAGCCCGGCCGCTTCTTCGCGGAGAGCTGTGGAACGCTAGTGACAAAAATAATAGGGTTACGTGAGCATAATCATGCACAACGTGATTATTGGATCACAGACAGTATATATGGATCATTCAATTGTAAATTATACGACCACATTGATCCGAAACCATGTGTGCTTTCAAAAAATGCCACATCACAACTGTACTCCACCACGCTATTTGGTCCCACATGCGATGGCATGGACACGGTTCTGAGCGACGTGATGATGCCGTACCTAGATTATGGAGACTGGATCTATTTTGACAACATGGGCGCATACACCATCAGCGGCGCCTCTCATTTCAATGGCATCCCTTTCCCCAACGCCGAAGTGCATTATGTTTATTCACAACATGATTTACAAATACAAAAATAATACCCAATCAAATTAATTTTTATTCCTTTGAGTCCCTTTACTTCTTAGACTTCTTGGTGGTTGGAACAGTCGCGGCAACAGCGGCCGCGGCTGCTGCAGCAGCTGCAACGGCAGCCTTGGTCTTCTTGGGCGCAGGGGGCGGCGGTGGGGGAGGAGGAGTAGGCTCATCTTCCTCTAGGTCAGAGTCTTCCTCCTCCTCCTCTTCCTCCTCTTCTTCCTCGTCCTCCTTCTCGCTATCCTCGACAAGTGTCGTGTTTGCAATTACTGCAAGAGCATCCTCTGCGATATCCACATCAGACTCAGTCTTGCCATCATCATCCTCATCGTCAGTATCATCCACGAAGTCGAACTTGGACTTCTGTTGGACACCAAACTTCGCAGTCTCAACGCGCCAAGTGCAGCCAAAGCGCCCACCGGCAAACCAAATGCCCCCGAGCTGAACAATTGCTTGACACTTAGAACCCTTTAGAGAGTTGAGAATCGACTTGAAATCAATGACAGTCTTGTCCATCGAAAGCGCGTCAAACTTGAACTCGTCGGTCACAGCATCGTAAGGAAGCTTAGCCCGGAAGGTCGGAGGATACTGGTTCTTAATCTCACCAGTCTCCTTATCGACATCAAACTTGACAATTGGAGTAAATAGAGTATTGACAATGTCCTTCACACCATTGTAATCCTTCTTGAACCATGTGAGGCGGTTGGCAAATGCATCCTCCTTGACCTTGTTCTCAATCGCAAGTAGGATGTTGAAGAACTCGGTAAGCTTGCGGGCATCCTTGATCGTACGATCATCCTTGCTCTCGGTGTCCTTTCCGCGGAAAGATAGGCTGAGATCATACTTCTTAGGACCGTCGTTCCCCTCGATCTTGGAGCTGTCATTTACACCGTACGGCATGTGCATAATGGGCGTCTGGAAGGTAGGGCGGTCACCCTCGTAATAAACGCCAACCATCTTGCTCTTAGCATTTTTTAGAGAACGAATCTCAGTATAAGTAATCTTGCTGACATCAAAGTCGGTGGGCTTGAGTGCGGGGGCCATTTTTAGTTAGGGACTGGTATAAGTTGTCTGTTTGTTTTTAAGTAGCTTTAGGAAATATAAAGCCTGACTGAACTGCTCTGTAAATATATAATGTATCTTTAATCTATATATCATCAATTTTTGCACTAGGTAATTTTTGGGCCAACCAATGCCAACTAAAGTACGTCTAAATATTTCGAAAGTAACACATAAAGAATAGAATCAAACTTATATGTAAGAGAGATGCCTGTTCAGTGCATCTATGTTGGCGCATCACACGATAGGTGCCCATGTAAAACCATAAACCCGTCAAAGCTCTGCAGTCGCCATGCAAAGGCCGATGCCGAGCTTCATACATGCTTTCATGAAATTCTTACGCACCATAAACAATTTTCACTTGAAAACCTGACGGACTATGTGCCCATTTTAATCGGCCATGCCAAAGAAACATCCTCGAAATTATTGCGCCATGCATTCTCAAAAGAGAGCATTCTTGCGTATGCCCAATCTCAATCTCGATCTCAATCGCAGTCCCGTGTGAATAAAAGTATGGCAACAATAAAGATTGCAGATCTTATAATCGCCCATCTGTTTTTATTGCATCGAGCAAATGAGCACATGGGATGCATCGTGTCCATGCAAAAAAGATGGAAGGCCATTTATGCGACACGCGTAAAGAACATGAGCGGGCCTTACCCAAATACCCGGGCGATCAATGGGGAGGACCCATTTACATGTGAAGACCTGGCGAACATTCCGAGCGATCAGATCTTCAGCTACTTTGATGGAATGGGACACTGCTATGCATTCATGGCATCCCATTTACTGCACTCTATAAGAGAAGTTGGCTCATTCAACCCATATACGAGAGAGGAGATACCCGATCATGACATACATCGCCTTGAGCGCTTTGTAAAGGCAAATAATATTGACATGAACATTATCGACACAGAATGGAGAACTCCGGAGGACGCTTTCACGGACATTTTGTATGACTACGAGTGTTTTGGATTTTACACGAAACTAGAATGGTTTTCGAAATTGAATTTGCAACAAATTTATGAAATCTATTTCGAGCTTTCTGCGGATCGAAATATTCCGCTCAGCATGTTTTCAATTGATCGACTTGACACGCAAATTTCAGAACATGCAAACCGGTATGGGGCCCATTTTTGCTTTGCAGAAGACATGAAAAATTTGATAAAGTCCAACCATCCCATGAAATTTTACATTGTTTGTAATCTGTTTGTAGTTCTCTCATTTGTGTGCCCCTTATTGCGTCACAGCCTTCCTCGTTGGGTTCTTACCGGTGCCGTCTTAAGGTGATCATTCAAACAATATAAAATAAATTAGAAATCATGGACGTCTTGATTCAAAACATGCAAGAGTGCCAAATAACCAACCCTCTACATCATAGCCTTTTCGTATTTGATGGCTGTGTTTTCACATCGGAATGCATCAAGCAAAATACATACATTGGTCACATTGAAGGTGAGCGTAAGTACATATGGGAGGTTGCAGAACTCACAGACGACATTGTGTGGATTGAAGACGACCTTGTCATCGACTGCACGCAACGCACGCAACGCCCCAAATGCATAACCTCCATGATCCGCGAGGGCCATGATGCAAACTGTTTATTGGTGATCAATCCACACACCAACCACGTGGGCATCACAACAACAAAAGACATCATGTGTGGCAATGAGCTCATATTTTGCCGCGAGCATTTCGTGTCTTTTTTTTGATGTGTAAAACTTAATATATGAAGTACCAGAAATGCATGTACTGGCTGTACCGTTCATTGGGACCAGTCAAGCGATTCCAAGAGGCACCCAATAAGTCCTTTGTGTTCTACATGGAGGTTCCAGGGGTAGAAGCAAAGGATCTTTTTATACGGATGACAGGAAATCGACACATTGATGTGAATGCATATACGACAAAAAAGATACAAATAAATGATACAACGGTCATTCATATTCCTTGTTACTTCCATTCTTTTGTTACAGCCCCTCGTTGCGCTTCTACATTGCAAGATATCCAATGCACATTGCACAATGGCATTCTTATAATGACATGTAAGACCATTTAAGATATATGTGATGTTCCTCATAAATGGAGCAATATGGCCAACAAATACTCAAATATGTAACGTCACTACCAAAGTCGTCTGTAAAAGTTGTTTTCTTTGATAGAACAGAAAAGCCATTTCTTCTTGAACAACTTAGTATAATGAGCATACCATCCGGTGAGTACTACATTAACTCAGGACCCAAAGGATTATGGTCGTACATATACAAAATGGCAGACATACGATACCTAATTGTGAGACAGAAAACACACGTAACTGCTTTTTT